ATAAGAACAGGAGGTATAAGTATGACAAGTGTTGGTAACGCATGTGGAACATCAAATATTTATTTAACACCTCCAAAATGGTATTGGGAAGTAACATCGAAACCAAATGTAAAGGAACTACCACAAACAACTCCATTTTCAAACGTATAAAATAAAAAATGAAATTAAAAATAATATATTAAAAATATTTTATAAATATTATTAATATTAAAATGGGAACACAAGGAGTTTTTGGTTATATAATTGGAAGAAAGAAGCGAATAATACATGTTCAATATGATTCCGATTTACTCTGGCAAATATTAGTGAGAGAGATTTATGTATTAATGAAACATTATGGTTCAAAAGAAGTACTACAATCAGCGTTTGAAAAAATAAAAACATTAAAAGGCGTTCCAAAAAAGGAAGATATAGAAAAATACAAGATATTTAAAGATTTTGAAAATGAAAATGACGATTGGTCAACTCTTTTAAGACATTGTCAAAGTAGTTTTATAAATATTTTGGAAGCCGGATATATAATAAATCAAAAGGAAGAATATGGGCAATGTTTAATGTTAGATTTCAATAAAAGTTCTGTTAGCTTTTATGGTAAGATAAATGGAAATAAAGATGATCTATTAGAAACCGCCACAATTGAAGAAATAATGGAATTTGAAGATATGCCAACGAAAACACATACAGAAATAGTAAGCGAAATGAATGAACGATTTATAATTTGGTATGATAAATATTCAAAGGTTAAAGATGAATTGGATAAATTATATATACTAAAAAAAGAAGCAAAAAGGCAAGGTGCTGCGAATATTGAAGACAAAGTAGACAAATTGATTTATGATATAAATTTTCAAAAAAAAGAACTGAATAGAACTCGTCGTGTATTTTATCATAGATTAAAATCACTAGACCTAATTGAAGATGATAATTCTTTATAAACAAAATTAAATGATATATAAAAACAATATAAACCTATTTTTTATATATGTGTATAAATGGCAATTTTTGTAAATAATATGACGCAAACGATTATGAATACATTGTTAAACATATATGACCGTGTTATGGTCTTAAAGTTATATGTAGATGTAAATGATATAAATTTAATTGATAGATACCGTGAAGCAGCAAATAATCATAACAATAAATTATTTAATAATCCTCATCATATTGATGCTGGATTTGACTTATTTTCTCCAGGAGGTCCAGATTCAAGAGATGATCATAACTTTGATCCTTCAGTATTACGTTTTTATGGACCAGGATGGGAAAATGAAAATCCAGTAAACAGATTAAATTTAAGGGTCAGTTGTTCGGCTAGAATATTCACGGATACAGGAAAGATGTTTGACACAGGTTATTATATGTATCCTCGTTCGTCACTTTCAAGGACACCATTAAGATTAGCAAATTCAACTGGAATTATAGATGCTGGTTATCGTGGTCACCTCATGGGAATGTTTGATGTGGTAAATGTTCCGAATAATTTATCACATAGTAGAGAAGCTGATTTTTTTGGACAAAAATATGATCGTTATTTACAAATTTGCGCACCAGGTTTGGTTCCAATCGTTATAGAAATTGTAGATTCGCGTGAAGAACTAGGTGGTGAAACTGAAAGAGCTGGGGGCGGTTTTGGTTCTACTGGACGTTAATTAGAACCTTTGGTTAATTTTTATCGCTACTCTTGGTTAGTTTTTTATTTTTTATTCTAAGTTCTTTAATAAATCCTCTAAATCTTAAAACTTCATCTGTAACACCTTTTTCGCAGGAGTTCTTATTTCTTCTCGTTTTTTTTGAATACTTAATTTTTCTTTTATTTACTTTAGTCTTACGCATATATATTATTAAGTTATAAAATATTAATAGTTTAATAATATATGAAGCAATTAAAAAATTTAATAAATAATGAAAATAAAACTAAACTAATCGGCTTACTTACCATATTAATAACAATATGGTTTGTTTTATATTTAATTCCAGAATTATTTAATACGATATTTAATACAACTTTAGGAATTTTAATATTAATAATAATATCATTACTAGTTTCAATGTATAATATACAGTACGGAATAATTTTAAGTATTGTATTTATTATTGTATTTAGATTCTCTCGTTTAAAAGAAGGTTTCACATGGAATCCTAATTCAACTCTTGATTTTTTACAGATTCAAAGTACAATAAATCGTCAAAAAATCTTTGATGTAAATATGATTCAAGAAAACCAAGCTAGTCAAGAAGAGTTAAATTATTTTAATAAACATGGAATGTGGCCATGGTCACAAACTACAATAAAATTATATGAAGATGCTGTAAGAAGTAGTCCCTTTATAAGAACACTTCCAAAAGATTCAGTAAATTACGCAAGAACAGTGTATAATGAAGCCGCTATTTTAAGAATTATTTCTTATCAAACAAAAGAAGGTCATTTTTTATTAAATGGAGTGCTTGTAAAGAATCCTTCAGGTAATAAATATGAAGATCTTCCAAATGGTTTTGGAGATTTTGCTCTAAGTGAAGAGTCAGGTTTATTAGAAAATAGAAGCGATGATATAATAAAATGTAATATGAAAAACCCAAATAATTCTATATTAGAGAGAACAACATATACGGGAAAAGGAGGAATATTCGGAGAACAAACCTCAAAAAAAACTGACGTAGATTTTAATGATTTGGAAAAAATAATACCAGGTTTTACATTTTTAAACGGACCTTGTAATCCATGCGGAGCATTAAATGAAAATCCTGATTATTCATGTGATTTTAGATTGAAAGTAAAAAATAAACCTTCATTTGTAAGCGGTGTCTGGCAGACTCTATGGGGTATAAATGACAATTAATTGGAGTCAACTCCTTCATTTTTGTCTGAAAATATAAATCAAAATAAATTTCAATTGCTGAGTCAATTACAAAAAAAAATAAATTTTTATAAATTTATATAAATTTTATAATAATTTACATATCATCAATATCAGTATCACTTTCATCAGAAATGTAATTTTTAGATTGAGCAAACATATCGCAAGTAGTCCCTGTACTGAGTTCCCTCATAACTTGAGTAGCACACGGAGTAAGGTAAGGCGAGTCTTCAAAATTAGATACTGTGTGATTCATATCATCACCGTGTTCGTTTTCTGTTAAAATATTTAAATTATCAAATAAAGATGTAGGAGGAGAATCAGATAAATTAAAATTTATAGGAGCATTTGTTTGTCTTGTTAAAGTAGTACGATTTAGTCCTCTTGGAATTTCACTAGGAGTATGACTAACATTATAAATCCTTTGTGTTCCTTGTGAACTTTGTCTAGAAGCATTATACATTGCTCCAAATTTTGTATCGAAAGTTCTATACGAAATATAAATATCATCACATAAATTTTTCATAAAACCATCGTTATTAAGATTATTATCAGTCATATATTTTTTCATTTCATCCATAAAATTTTTCAATTCCGTTTTAAGCATATTTTGTTCTTCTATAATAGAAGTACTATCACGATTAATAGTGCTATCTTCAAATCCTCTGAAAACTGACAGATCTTTTTTTGAATAATTTTTTTTCTCAATAAATTTATTAATTTTATAAAGAAGCTGGAGAGTTCTCTGTCTAAAAACATACTTGGATAAATCATGAGATAACTTTTCATTAGATATAGAAAATCCGCATTGTGTTACAGAGTCATCTTTCTTTACTTGTGATTTTAAGAATACACTACAATTATCTGGAACTGAAGAGATAACATGATAAACCTTATTAGATTCACTAACAACATCTACAATTTTTAAAGAAGTACACCATGTGTTATTTTTATAATCATATATGAGACAATTAGAAGATTCAATCGAAACATTACTTAGAACTTTATATAGAACTCCATGAAGAATTTCGCCATAAACAAGGCCAGCATTTTCAAGTTTATCAATGAAATAATAAGAACTGTTGTCTCCATTAGAAACCGATTTAAGAAGTACCGCATCATGTTCAACGCCAAACCCAATAAAAGCATTTGTAATATTCCTATCGACAAGACCTGAAAGATATACAACATCGTGGCTACCGATAGTTGCCTCTCCATCTGTCATAAATATGTTAGAAATATTATGTGTAGGATTTTCTAGCTGAATTTTATCGATTGTACATTTAATAGAAATCAAAGCCTTTTCAATATCGGTTGAACTTCTCGGAGCAATTTTGTTAACTTTGGAAATAATTTTATCAATATTTTCTTCATTAATATCAGTTCTCTCCACAATTTCTTCAATTACATCATCAAACGCAAATATATTTACATATACCCTTGCGCTCTTGTTATCCTTAAAATAAATAATCATATTTTTTAACGTGTGAAGGATATGCTGCATCTTATCTCTTCCATCGGAGCATATATCTGACATTGAACCAGAGCGATCAACCATAAAGACTATTTCATTAACATCTTGGCTCATTGGCGCTGAAATAGAAGTTAACTTAAGTATTCCGAATTTAGCATCTGAAATGGGAATAGGAATTAGTTCAATATTTATATTCTCACTCTGAAATTGAAGAGATTTCTCAACAAATAAATCAGAATTGTTTAATATAGTAGAATTTGACATCATGTGTATAAGTATAGATTAGTATACACATGATTTTAAATAGTTTTATTAATTCAATTTTTTTCTCTAATAAAATCGAAAAATCTACCTTCTACATATTCACTAGCTTGAAAATAATCCTTAAATGCTGTGGTATATTGAAAAGGACTGTTCTTAATTGGAATACCAATATGAATATTTTTAGCGTCGATTTTAATTTCAAATATATCAGTTTCATGACCAATTTTGGTGTAGCAAATATAATTCATTTCGTTTTTTACAAGGTGCCAGCTATTTTCTTTAAACATTTGGTCTAAAAGTGCAAAACCTTTGTTTTTAATTTCGGTGTTTAGAATAGATTCATTTGAGAGCATATTAGAATTAGAAGACATTTTATTTCTATATATACTAAAGAAAAGCCTTTAAATGATTTAATTAAATTAAAATTAAAATAAATATTGTATTCGATAAAACACTTAAAAATTAGTATCTAAATAAATTATAATGAATAACGGTGAAAATATTGTTTTGTCTGAGACTCCAGTTCCCACTCCTCAAAAGGAAGTTAAATTAGTTGATGTTCAAGTTACTGATGAAAATACTGCCCTAAATGTTATGGTAAACTTTTTGTCTTTAGCTCACAAGAGAGGTGCTTTTGGCATAGATGAATCTGCTAAGATTTGGGAATGTATCAGAATGTTCCAAAAACCCATGTAAATTAAATTTTATTTAATATTTTTTAAATAAAATTATTTAAAATCCACCACGAAGTCTTAAAACTAAATGGAGTGTGCTTTCTTTTTGAATATTATAATCTTGTAACGTTCTACCGTCTTCTAGCTGCTTGCCTGCAAATATAAGACGTTGCTGTTCAGGCGGGATGCCTTCTTTGTCTTGAATTTTTTGTTTTACATTGTCAATTGACTCAGTTGGTTCAACTTCAAGTTGAATAGTTTTGCCCGTTAAGGTTTTAATAAATATCTGCATAATATAATACATAATGATATTTTATTTTTAAGTGGGTTTAAATTTTAATATAAGTATTTTAAATAATTATATTAAAAGCGCTTCCTCACGGAGTTGAACCGTGGACCTTTCGATTAACAGTCGAATGCTCTAACCAACTGAGCTAAGGAAGCAAAAATAGCAGGTAACTGTTTCGATCAGTTGATTTTTTGGTTATGAGCCAAACGGGTTCCCTCTTCCCCAACCTGCTACTTGGTACTAGATTCTATATATTATTTTGATTAGAAGTCAATATATATTATTGCTGTGAGAATCCATTACATATTTAAATACTAAATTGTCTTTAAATTATTTTACAATAATATAAGAATTTAGTAAACAGATTAAATTATAATTATATTTATATGGATTATACTGATGGGAAAACTTTATTGAGCATTTTAAAACCAAAAAAGGGAGATGCTCCTTCATTTGGTGAAATACCATTTGATAGCATAATATTTGAAGCCTTAAAATCGTCATCAAGCATCTCTCCAAGTTCGGAACCAAAGGTATTAATATTATGCGGCCCTCCCGGTTGTGGAAAGTCAACAGTTAAGACAAATTTATTAGCTAAATTTGAAATCGATAATTATATAAACATAGATCCTGACGAAATAAGAACAATTCTTATGGCAAATGGCGTTACATTTCCCGCCGATAAAACAACCATGCCTGGCATCACAAATGCTTTCAATAAAAGAATGAGCGATGAAGCTCAAAAACAACATTTAAATATTGTGTTTGACACAACAGGGCAAAATTTTAGAGCCGTTAGTGATTTACTATACTCATCTAGAGTTCAAGGATACAAATCTTATTTCTCAATTATTTGGGCTTCTCTCGAAACTTGTAGAAGAAGAATTGAAGGAAGAAATCAATATTTGAGAGAATCTAGTTCTGGTCGTATTCAGTTGCCCATTGAAGTAGCTGAAGGAATCTATAATGGATTTATTCAGGTTAAAGGTACAGCATCTATGCTTTTATTGGATTATCCAGTTAGAGCAAATGAAGTATTTTTATATAATAATAATGTTGATGGAGCAGAACCACAACTACTATATCATAAGGTTGGAGATAATGTTGAATTTTCAACTAACTTTCCAGGATTTTATAACATGAATTTAAGTGTTGATGAGCCATATATTTCAAAAGCATCAAGTGGAGGGAAAAGAAGACGCAAAGCCCCAGGCAAGCCGTTTGGCAAAACAAAGAAAAGGCGTTCAAATAAGAAAAGGAGAACTTATAAAAGAAAATAAGAGAAACTCATATACGATATTAATAAATAAAATAATATAAACCTAACAAGTTACATAAATAAAATGGGATATATTTATTTAGTTGAAAATTTAATTAATAATAAAAAATATATTGGTCAAACAATACAAAATGATATAAATAAAAGATGGAATAAACATAAACAAGTAAATAAAAGTTTTATTGGAACGTGTTTATTTAATGCTTATAAAAAATATGGAATTGAAAATTTTAAATTTAAATTATTATGTATTTGTTTTGATAACGATACTAATAAATTTGAAGAAGATTATATAAAAAAATATAATACATTATATCCAAATGGATATAATATGATTGATGGTGGAAAAAGTAGAAAATTTACACCAATATTAAAAGAAATTATAAGTAATAAATTAAAAGGTGAAAATCATCCAATGTATGGAAAACATTTAAAAGATGAAACAAAACAAAAACTTAGACAAGCAAATAGTGGAATAAATTCTAAAAACTACGGTAAAAAATTAACAGACGAAGAAAAAAATCATTTAAGCAAATTAGCTATTGAAAGAAATAAAAATAAATCAAATATTCAAAAAGAAGAAACAAAAAATAAAATTAGAAAATCTATTATAAAATATTATGAAAATGCTGAAATAAAAAATAAAAATAATATAATGGTTGAACAATATGATATTAATAACAATTTAATAAATAAATATAATAGTTTAAGTGAAGCAGCCAAATCGGTTGGAGTTGCTCAAATAAGCATAGCCAGAGCTTCAAACCCAAATATTACAAATTATAAAACATGTAAAGGCTATATTTGGAAAAGAATATAATATTAATAAGTATTCAAAATAATTATTAATATTTAAAAGGTCCCACCGAGATTCGAACTCGGGTTTCAGGATAACTTAAAGGGAATTTACCCTTGTCAAAGTCCTGAGTGATAACCGCTACACTATGAGACCAAAAAACTACACACCCCCTTTCGATTAATCAATATCATAATTATAGATATATTCCACAATATATCTTTACACACTACACATGAAATTTATTTTAATTTTTAATTTGCTGTTAAGGATACAAAACTCATCAATATTATACACACGCACACTTTACACACTACTCCACGACACGACACGATACACACTATACTACATAAAATCCACACCCCATAAACGCCAGTACTTCTCCTGTACTGTATCCTAACTGTTTGCTTGTTTCGAATAATTATTTGAAGTAATTTAATTGCTGTATGAAACAAAATTTGGTTTATGGCATTTACCATACACAATATACAAAGATAATTTGTTTTTAAATTGTTTGAAAGATATATTATAAATATATATCTTAGTTTGAAATAATATAAAAATAGTAGCAGATAATTTTTATGGGATACATATATAAAATTACAAATATAATTACAAAAAAATGTTACATAGGTGAAACTAAAAAGTCCAATCCATATTTGAGATGGAACGAACATAAAAGAAAAATAGAACAAGGAATAGGTTGTCCTGCTCTTCAAGATGCTGTAAAAAAATATGGAATTAATAATTTTAAATTTGAAGTATTGATTATATGTTTTGATGAAGATAGATACAAATTTGAAATGGAATATATAAAAAAATTTAATTCAGTAAGTCCAAATGGATATAATTTAACGATAGGCGGAGAAGGTGGAGGATTCTATGGTAAAAAACATAGTCAAGAAACTATAAAGAATATTAGTATTAAAATGAAACAAAAATTTCTTAATAATCTTGAATTGTGTAAAGATATTTCAAAAAGACAAAAAATAATTATGAATACGCCAGAAATTAAACTAAAAATAAGAGAAGGTTTAAAAAACTCTGAAAAATGGAATAAAATTAAAAATAATAAAAAAAATACAAATAATAGAAATTATACAGAAGAAAATAAAAATAAATTAAAACAAATGGCAATTGATTATTTTAATAATAATGAAAATATAATAAAACATAGAGATGCTATGGCAAAATCATCAGGAATTAAAATAGTTCAATATGATATGGAAAATAATTTTATAAATAAATTTATAAGTATTAATGAAGCATCGAGACAAATAGGTATATCTAGTTCATCAATTAGCTTAGCAATTAGAAAAAATACAAATATTGCTGGTAATTATATATGGAAAAAAGAAATATAAAATTAGTATTTTAATTATTAATTTTATAATAAATACATGGACTGGGATTCGAACCCAGGAAGCATAACGCACAAGATCTTAAGCCTTGCCTCTTTTTATGGGTAACATATTTTGGAGCTACTTAGATGCGGCTATAACCACAATAAAAATTACAAACCACTCGAGAATCCATGTTATTTTGCTGGCTTCATTAATTATTAGCTTAGCCGTTTAATTTTGCTGTACGAAGCCAAAAATGCTCAAGTGCGGGGTCGAACCGCAGACCTTCGGCTCATAAGACCGATGCTCTAACCAACTGAGCTACATGAGCAATTTGTTACTAGTTTCTTTAAAAAATTTTATTTTGAATTGCTGTATGAAACTACCCACCCATTATCTTTTATATTTACGACCATCCCAGGACTCGAACCTGGAACCTCCTGATCCGTAGTCAGGTGCGCTATCCAATTACGCCAGACGGCCACTTTTTTTGGACAATGAGGGCTTCGATCCCCCTACCTCAACGATGCTAACGTTACGCTCTACCGATTGAGCTAATCGCCCCTGGATGTTAGTTTTAGAGTCTAACAACTCATTCACACCCCACCTGGGACTTGAACCCAGAACCTCAAGATTACTTTCGCGTTTGCTTAGAAGTCTTGCGCTCTATCCAATTGAGCCAGCAGGGCGAAATATAAAAAGAAAAATATTTGTTAGTATAAATAAAAAAATATAAAAAGAAGAAAAAATAAAATAAAACTTACCTCTACCACCACTACTACCTACCCCCCCCAAATAAATAACACAATATATCTTTAAATTGTTTTATGGATTATAATATAAAATCTAGATTTAACATCTAAATGCGAATGCTAATACACCAACCGCAACAATACCTAGAGCTAAACCAGCATGATAATTAAATGACATCTCTCTATACATTTGTAGCCATGCTTTAACTTCTTCTTGATTACTCATATGATTTAACATCCAATCTGATTTTGGGTGTAACATATAATAGAAATAATTTGTTAAAAAACATGTTGCCATTACTGTACACACTAAAGCAAAACTATTCATCTTTACACCTTTAATTTTTAGATTGTAAAAGATGATGAAGAGAGAAAGAACAAAACCTAAGACATACCCTTGATAACTAATAATCATTCTCTCTTTGGATATCTTATCATATCTTTTTTGTAAGTCACTTGACAACTTTTCCTTATAATGTTTTACAATTGTACTCTTATCTGTAATATCATAAAAATAAATCATACCAATTATAAAAACGGCGGATATCATACACGAAATAGTACAAGCCATTATACATTAATAAACGAAAATATTATTACTGTAATTTAGCTTTGAATTGTTTTTTACATATATTACATTGTCTAAATGAACCATCATTTATTAAAGCCGTAGAATTAGTTGAAGGACAAAATACACACTTTGGAGAGAAACTGGTTTGTAAACCTCCGTTATTTATATATTGACTAAATGTACTAAACCTATAAGCGTCGCCTAATGGTGTTTGTTGAAAGTTACTATTGTTAAATGTATTTGAATTGCTCATAATAATATTAAACAGAAATTAATATTATTAAATAATCTTACTATAAATTATATAAATGGATAAGTACACAATGTTTATTTATTTAATTTTCGCAATAAAAATATGTTTCATTTCAATGGCTGTTTCTCATGTTTATATGAGAGTAACAGGTAAAATAGATTCTGATTTAGACAAAAAACTGGTTTATTGGAAGGAAAGATTTGAATTTGTTTTTGTTCTATTAATGGCAGTTCTATTAATTTATTTATTTAATCCAGGGAAAGAGAGAAGTGTTATGATAGATGGTGAGACAAAGTTATTATTATATTTGTTTGGATTTGTTTTATTAATTACAGCAAAATGGGCTGATTTCTTTCATGAAGCAGAATGGTTTCAGTATATTCAAGGTTCTGTTGGGGAAGTAGGTTCAAGATAATTTTAATCCTTTTTCTCTCTATTTTCGTCAAGTAACATAATTCCCATAGCAGCATAATTATGAAGATCAATTAAAGTATCTCTTAAACTTTCTGAGTCTACAAGAGCAACACCTTTATTTGAAACTGAAATAAGTCTTTGAATTTTATCACCCATTCGTACAATAACACCAACTGTTCCATAAGTGGCAAATGCGTCACCATAGTCGGTATTTTTCTTTCTGAAGAGTTCAAGAGCCTCTTTTTGAACAGTAGTCATTTGATTAATTCTAGTTTCTGACATTATAATGTTATTTGACTCGGTATTTTTAAATATTTATTCAGAAATATTTAAAAAAATGGCTATATCTTTATTTATTTCATTATAAAAAGTACATTTACATGCGTTTTCTTTGAGCTAAATAACCAGCCGCAGATCTACCGACCATACCTACATCAGTGTGAGGTTTGTAAATAAAAGTACCTTTACTAACATTATAACAAAGTTTTCTTCCATCATACATTTTATTATATGGGAGCAATGTCGTGTCAAACATTGTTATAAAATTAGTAGCTTTATTTAATCTATTTGATGGATAAGGAGTAGTATAATTCATTGAAGGAGAGAACATTATAATATTAGTGTATAAAATTAATATTATAATTATTTATTTATTTTCTTCCACAAGAACCGCATCCAGGTTTAACCGAATGGATGCGAGCAATAATTGAAGCATTCAAAGCTGTAGGTGCTTTTGGTGTACCAGCTCCTAAAGTTGGTGGAGCCATTATAGAACGAAGTTGAGGGGGCAAAACATTGCCATTGGAAATAACCATATTTATTTTTGCGGGCATATTATAATTAATGTAAATATTATAATTATTTTTTTTATAAATTTTTATAAAACGGCTTGACTTAAAAGTGGACCACTAGGAAGATAACATGCCAAATTATAACGGTCTTGTACAATATTAGCACCAAATGATGTTCCGTAAAGTTTAACTTCACTGTTACAATCACAATTAAAATATGGTATTAATTGACTATAAGTATATCCTGGTTGAGTTACTGTTACACCGTTTATAATAAATGTAACCGTATACGTAGTAGAAGGGACGGGAGGGTTAGTTGAAACAGCTACAACAGTACCTTTCGAGTAAAAATCATTTGTCGAATATTTGGCATAAACTAAGCTTCCAACACTATAAACATAATAGTTACCACTTGGGTCAGGTTGCCAGTTAGGATCAACATAAACTCTTATATCTTGATTAAAATTTTTCGCAGGTGTTCCAATTGGACAATCACAACCACTAACAATATTTGTTTTTACAGTTTTACCTCCATAAACTGGGAAAGCTGGATTGAAAGGAAGAGGAACCCCAAAATTAGGTGGAATAACACCACGTCTTAAAGGTCCCTTTCCTTTTAATCGATTTAAATATCGGTCATATGAATTATGTTTAATATCACAACCTTTTCCGCCTGGAGTTTGACTTCCAGGTTTACTAGATGTTACTGATGTATGACGTCTATTCATTGATGTATTGTAACCAGTTGGAATAGTAGCTCTTTGAACACTAGGAACAGGTCTGTCACTCATTTGATTCCAACATACACCATAAAATCCAATAAGAGGGTTAGAAATAGGTTTTTTATAAGCAGTTAATGGTCCTAAATTTGCTGTATAGAGAGAACCTTGAACACGAACGGTATTTTGAATTAATTTAAGTTTCTGATATTGATCTGCCGGCGAATCTCCATTTAAATTAGTATCGCAATTTCTACATCTATAATAATATGGAGGCAGTCCTACTTCTTTATTTGGATGATTAAATACTATCGATGTTTTACCAGTAATTATACTCATTATATATATAAAAAGGTATTATATTATTTTTAATTAAAATTGATATTAAATAAAGCAAAAATATTTTATCAATAAACATATTATCGATATGAATAAATTAACTAATATTCCTAACAGAATAAAACAACCAGCTCAATGTTGTATACATTGTGGTAAAAGTTATATTAAAAGAGTTAATCTGGATAACCATGTAATTATTTGTGAGCTACTACATAACAGAAGAAATACATCATTAGTTATTGAAGATGACGAAGAGCCGCTTCCATCTCAAAGAAAAATGTTTCATATGTTAATTGAATTGGGTCAAAAATATAATAAATTGGAAGAAAAAGTAGAAGAACTAAACAAATGGGTTGTTAAAAAGAAAAAGAAAATAAATATTCTTGAATGGTTAAATGATAATAATACTCCTAATGTATTGTTTGATTCAATAATTGATAAAATAGTTGTAAACGAAGATGATATTAAAAATTTATTTGAAAGTCCGTTTAACGATGTTTTAAACGATATATTTTCAAGAACAATTTATAATTTTAATGAAAATGAAAATCCAATGTTTGCGTTTGTACAGAAAACAAATGTATTTTATATTTATGAATTAATTGATAATAATAAGAAGATGTGGGTTGAATTATCGAAAGAAAAATTGATTAAGTTTTTGAATAAGGTTCATACGAAAATTTTAAAAGCATTTTGTGATTTTAAAAATGAAAGAATACAAGAAATTAGAGCAAGCGATAATTATTCAATAAAATGCGATAAGACAATGATCAAAATAATGAGTGTTGAATTTAAACAAGAATCTATTTTATCAAAGGTTAGAAGCATGATGTTTGCGAAGATGAAAACAGATATGAAGGCTTTAATTGAATTTGAATTTGAATTTTAATTATAAATATTTGTATTTGATAAATTTATTTTTTTATATTTTCATTTTTATTTTTATCCTTATTTTTATCTTTAGTTTTTTCCATAAGGGCTTCTTTAAGTCTAATAGCCTTTTGGTTATAAATATCTTTACTTTTATTCCCTTTTAGTTCTTTGCGCGTTTTTGGCTCTTTGTAATCCATTTTTAATAATTATAAAATACTTTTATTTATAATTATTTAATCAATTTTATTTGATATTATTTAATTTAAAGTTTAAACAGAAGGGAAACTAGGTTGCATTCCGATGCCACAAATTCCAGCGTCATTTGTACTATCAGAACGAGCAATCTTTACATATCCTTTATCACCCCAAGTAGTGGACCATGAGTTCTTAACCAACCAGTACTTAATACCATTTTCCTCACCATAACCAACAATAAGAACACCGTGGTCCAAATTGGTTCCGCAACTAGCAGAAGTTAAAACGCCACTAGAATATGATTGGAAATATTTGGTGTCAGCTTCAATAGCAATAGAAACGGGTTGTTGAGCAACGGCACCCTTCAATGAAATTTGGTCATTGGGTTTAACGTCAGAACAAGTTGAAAGGTGAGCGACAGATGAACAAGAAGTCTTGCATGATCCGGATTGTCCGGTACCAGAAGTGTAAGGATAAGATGAAAGAGCACATTGTCCATGCTCAATAACGTACTTAAAGGCACCGTCCATTTGTCCACCATTGCATCCCATACTTCCATATTTAAGACCAGCACACTCAACAAGTTGCTCCTCAGATAAGTCAATTAGTTGCCCCTTAGAAATTGCCCAGGCGCCTTCAATAGCACCGGTGGCAGAGAAAGTCCAGCATGAACCACATTGTCCCTGGTCCTTTACAGAAGTGACAGCTCCCTTGTTACGCCAATCGATGGCAGAAGGGGCGCCCGAAGCAGAGCTTGAAAATGAACCACATCCAGATGATTCAACCTTAGCTTGAAGACCACTAACATATTGAGCCTTGAATTCCGCAGGAGTTAAATCAGTAAATTGATTTACACCCATGGTGAAATTTTGGCTATGGTCTAAGTTATGAATAACAATATTACGAAGATTGGTGCGGAAAACTTGAAAACGATTTTCTAGTTCCTCTAAGGTCTCGTATTTTCTGGCGAATCTCTCTTGGAAATTAGAAAATTGTTTCCACTCATCATGATCATCTAGAAGAGTAGTCATAGTTCCACGGAGGGAACTCTCTGAAGCGTAAACACTAAAAAGTGTAGCAAATAAAAATAATGCTCTGAACATTCTATATACTTAGATATATAAAAAAGTTTTTATTATGTTTTAAATTAATATTAAATTTTTTTATCCCTAAATAAGTTTATAAATATTTCTTCGAAAACTCTTCTGGTGTCATAAGAGTGACGCCTAATTTTCTTGCGTCTGCCGCCTTACCTGTATCATCTTCTTTATCTTTTACTAGAACAATGAAGGTATTTTTTGATACACTTGAACCTAGTTTTGCGCCTACATTTTTAATAGACTCTTGAATTTGCGCATCTCTGAATCCAGTCATAACAATAGTTTTTCCAAATAATGGATGCGACTCATCAACCTGTTTTTTTTCTGTAACTTCTTGTGCCAACTTTTTACCAAGACCTGCTTCCTTAATGAAGTTAATAAAATCTGGAATTCTCTCTACGAACGCTTCAGAGGTCTTTTCAGCCATGCCCTTAATCGCAGAAATCTTTGCTATTTTTTGCGCATTAGATTCTTTTGACAACAGCACATCAGGATATGCTTCAATAATTAATTCAGTTTTTTTCCCACTAAAACCGCGCCCAAATACATTAGAAGCCGACATAAGTGTTATCAAAGATGCCGCATCAATTTTCTCTTTAATACCTTTGTAAAGTTTGTTAGCTGTTTTATCCTTAAAACCCTCAACTTTTAATAAATCGTTTACATCCATTTTAATAATTTTAGGAACAGTATCATAACCAGCTTGAATAATACGAGCGACATTTCCAGAGCTTAATCCTTCAACGCCAATTCCTCTAAAGAAACCAGTAATATTTTTTTCCTTTACAGTTTCATCTGACTCAAAATCTTCGAGCATAATATCAACATGAGTATCATTCCATTTAAACGGAACGGATGGCATTTTTGCCTGTTCAGCCGGCACAGTTACTTTACGAATATGAGGAATAACATCCCCACTACGAATAAGCTCAATAACCGCACCAACTCCAACCTTATTGTCGTTAATAAATGAGCCATTAAAACCGGTTGCGAATTCAATGCGAACTCCGCCTAGATTTATAGGCTCAATTTGAACACGAGGCTTCAAATATCCATCCTTACTTGGACTCCAAATAACGTCGACAACTTTGGCTTCAGCAACTTGATCAGAAAGAACCATTTTAAACGCAAATGCGTGATCAGGATTTCCATCTTTTCTAGCATATTTGGCATCATTTGTTACAATAACACCATCAATTTCGTATATATATTTTTTGCGCCACTCAACAAGAGTTTCAGATAATAATTCATTGGTTAAGGCGCTTTCTGTCTTCCATAAAACTACTTCCACATCAAGAGTAGTTAGAAATTCCATTTGTTCTGAAGGTTTTTTAACAGGAGCAATTACTTCATAAGCAACGAATTGTAAGTCTGTAATTGCTTCATTTATGGTCTTGTGATTAATAATTCCAGCAACCATGTTTCTAGGATTCGCAAATTTATTTTTATATTTTGAATCAAATACAGCCTTAGGAATAATGAATTCACCTCTTATGGCAATGCCTTTAGTTTTTGGTAGGCGCAAATGAGGAATTAAATGGCTCACATCTTGGCCGACTTTTCCGTCGCCTCTTGTGTACAATTTGGGTGCCGGTCCTTCCGTTGTATAAAGACCGCTGACACCATCTAGTTTACACGATAATAGATAAGGTCCGCGATATTTTGCCACCCAATTTGCCAACGCACTTGTATCCGGTTTAATCTTATCCATAGAACCCATCTGATAAGGAAGTGTTACCTTATTACGCTGTACTTGCGCTCCAATTTCTACAATTGCCTTATTACTCGGGTATTTTTTTTCAATATACTCCTTAACAATATCATATTCATTGTCATTCATAAATGGTTGCTGATTGTAATACGCCTTATTTGCTTCACGCAGAATTGAAGATAATTGGTTCTCATTGAGTGAGTCTAGAACTGAAATACCATTTTTCTTAAAATTTATAGCAATGTCAACTACACTTTGGTCTACTTCATCTTCGTCTTCACTATCGCTTTCAATTATTAAAGTCTTAGCAGGTACAACTTTTTTTACGACTTTTTTAGCAGCAGGCAATACATATTCTTCAGAACTCGATTCCTCGACCACTAGCTTAGAAGCTGGTTTTGAGGCAACACTCTTCACGATAATTGCTCTACCATCTGTACGTTCCGTTGGTGCTTTATATTCTAGACCCAAGAAATCGAAAATGTCCTCTTCGGTCTTAAAGCGATGAGCTACTTTATCGCCCTTCTTTTTCCCTTCCATATTGTTGATACCATGTTCATTCATTGTGTAACCTTTTTCAAGAGCAATATGACGCATGACCGTATTGAAAATCTTGCTTCCAGTGAAGTAAAGGATCGCAAAAGGAAATTCTTCCAGACCTGTGTACAAGAAATCAACACGGCGAACTGAATCTGAAGAAGGAATCTTTGCCATAACTAAACACTTGGTTGGTCCTCTAGAGAGAACCTCCAATATAAGTTTCTTTTTAATTAATTCGTCAATAAAATTTATAAATACCTTTGGAGAATCTGATGTAATAATCATGTCAATATCACCGGAATTTTGGGCTCCACGACGATAAGAACCAACAATCTCAAATTTGGAATCAGAAGTTGCGACCTTCTTGAAATCACTCTCAAAAATCTTTTTATAATCCTCTATTTCTGAACGAGGAATCCTTTTTAACACATCTTCGTAATATCTAAGACCCACTTTCTGAATATCATTGAGCATTTGTTGGTTTTCTCTCAATTGAGCAATTGAGGTAATACCATTGTCTACCAATTCCTTCCCTTTTTTGGGACCAATTCCATATACATCTGCCAAAATATTTACCGGATTATTTTTCTCTCTTTCTAGAATCTTCAAGGTACCCGTTTCAACGAATTCGTTCAACTTCTCCATAATTGTTGGTCCGATTCCTGGTTTACCTTTCAAATCACTTGGACTCATAATGTCACCAGGATATGCCATGATAGTTTCTTGTGCCTTTTGATAAGCACGAGCTCTAAAGGCTTCACCTTGTTTCAACATTATATTTGAGAGCTGTTCCATGAGCTCAATAAATTTTTCATTTAAACGACCGGTTGGTAACTGCGACATTTGTGTATTATCTTGTGATATCTTTAAATCTATTTTGTTTATACCCTCATTTTTTTCCGGATTAAATATTTCAATTTTTTCTTTTAAAGATGGTGTAGATGACGAGTCAATTATTAATAATTTCTTTTTTTTTGTCATAGTTTTTTTGCCAACTTTTTTACTTTTCTTTCTCTCTGAAGAAGAACTAGATGATGATTCTATAATTAGTTTACCTTTCTTTTGAGTAGTTTTTTTACCTCTTGGCATTATATATAATATATTTAAAAAAAAAATGATTTTAAAATACTAATTATAGTTAAAATCATAATTAGTATTAAGAAAATGACAACAGTTAACGAAAATCAAAATTTATTACCGCCATCTCCTCCAAGTGTAGAGGAAAATATTATTCCTGGACAATTTGAATATGTCAAGGATAATTGGCAAAGAGAAATAATAGTAAATGCTTGGCAAGCAGTTAACTTAACCGAGATGTGGAATTATATAAAGCAAGATATCGAGAGTTTTATGTTTTCGGATGATCCAAGAGTAGGAATTATATATAATAAAATGGAAGAACTTGGATATACCGGACACTCTGGCGCATCATTTGGTTGGGCAATGAGAACAATACAGTATATTGCGAATAATGGTGAGAAAAAATACAAAGAACTAGTCCTTTCTAACTCGTAATTAAAAATATTTAATTAATTAAAATTATAAAATATACAATATAAAATTTTTTTATTCATCTTCAAATAGTATTTTAATTGGAATACCATTTACTCTATCTTCGCCATTAATTAGAAACTTAATACCCCACTCCTTACATAATTTATATATATTTTTTACTTGTTGATTTTGGATTATATAATCACTCGTGAGTGCTATCATACCATCACATTCATATAATATTTCTCTTTTTTTATTAATTGTCTTTATCCAACCAAAACATGATTGGGGATCATAATAAGCATTTTTTAGGTATTTCAAACTCTCGAGAATAAATAATGAATGTTGAAAATGACCATTGCCACCTTGATTACACACAAATAATCCACTTATTGTATTAAATTTTTTCCATATTTCTTCATTATTACTATCTTTATGTACGAAAATTTGTAAATCATTCTGATAACCAATCAAAACATTATCCATTAACCCAACACTACTTTCCTGTGAAATTTGTTTCAGTTTATCCTCCAAATCAGCATGAACCTTTTTAATATCTTCTCTCTCGGCCTCAATAATTGTATTCTCCAAATCTTCTTTTATTCTGTTTATATTTTGTATCATAAATGGATGCCATACATCAGTAAAGTCGGTAATACGTCTTTCCAACCTCTGAAAATCATTACATAAGCCATTTTTAAGATGGCTAAGCTCTTGAATTAGCTCTTGGTTCTGCGTCTTCAACACAGATATGCGGTGGTTTAAACCTTCAGTCGCTTCTAGAATAAGCAATTTGACCTCATTTTCGTATTTAAATCCTTCCTTCTTGCCGAACATTATAGTTGTTTATAGTTTGGTGTGTTTAATATTTAATGTCTTTCACATAATGAAAAAAAGTATTTCAATTTTATTATTAAAATAAAAAAGTTATCCTCCAAAAGGGAGGACCTTTTCTTTTTTATTTAATTAAAATTACATGTTTAAAATTTAAATATATGAAATATGAGTTGTATTTTTATGTTTTTATTCCTTGATGTTCTTGATGGTATCTGCCAGCGTTTGAGATTTGATTGTCTCCGTATAGTAGAGGTTCTGTAAGTAAGCCACTTGAGAGCGCAACATCTCACATTCCTGTTC